CCCCCGTGAGGGGAGAGTATCTAATAGGTTTATTTCAGCCTATTCACTTTCTTATAGAGGATTCACCATGGCATCTAGCTTTGACGGCAAGAAGCCTGGTCTCTCGAGGGGCGACTCTCCTGGGGCCAAAAGCCTTTGGAGTGTGTCGTTCCTTCGTTCCTTTAGAAAGCGGAGGGATGTACCGAACGTGCTCGACCCGAGTACGCTTGGACCGTTACACCCTCATGATTGGGAAGTCCTCCTCGGACTTCACTGTTCTGAACCCTTTCTGATTGAGGATTAAGGATGGTCGCGCCAGTCACTGGTTACTATGTTCGAACACAGTCGCTCAAAGGGCCCCCTAATGCAGGGGGTTTTAAACCGACTCATGTCGAGAAGTACCAGCAGTGGAAGAGGCAGAAGAGGCCTTACAACCTCATTTTGCCCTTTTATGCTACTGATATCCGCGTTATCCGGTCTATTAGCAATGATCCAATGGATTATGCTGACACGAGTGCTGCCGTAAGGCAGTGGCATGCTGGCCAATTGGCCGATGCAGATAACAAGGCATTCAGCAAGTACATTGAGCAGGTTCGAAGTTCCGCAGCGATGCTGGAGAACTTTGCTCAACGTAAGCAGGCTATGACGATGATGGGAGACAGGCTTTTACAGCTGGCTACCTTCGCCGCGTACCTGAAGAGGCGTGATTTTCGGTCTGCTGCAAAAGTACTGTATGTACCTAGCAACAAAATCCCAAACGGGCTCAAAGGGCATGCAAAGGCCCTCGGCTCGAATTGGCTGGAGTTTCACTTCGGCTGGGAACCGGCAGTCAAGGATATCTATGCCGCTATTGACATTCTACAGAGGGATGTTCCCCCTGCGAAGGTCAAAGGACGAGGTACGGTTAAAATCCGTACAGTCACTCGTTCAGACGCCGCGTGGTTTGAGGTTTATGAATACCTCACACACTCGACGATAGCATCAGAGGTCTCGGTGTCGAATCCGAATCTTTGGAAAGCTAACCAGCTGGGTCTTGTCAACCCAGTATCTGTTGCTTGGGAATTAGTGCCGTTCTCCTTTGTGGTGGACTGGTTCGTGAACGTTGGGGATTTTCTCAACTCTTTCACGGATTTCGTGGGTTTAAACATAACTAACCCTCGGACAACTCATGTCCAAGTAGCGACCTTTCAGAGCGACTACCATCCGCGTTCTTACAACCGGATGTTTCAATCGCTGTTTATCGATCGTGCGACCAGCATTGCTGGACCGACAGTTCGCGCGAAGCCATTCAACAGGATTAGCCCCATTCGTGGGGCAACAGCCTGTTCCTTGCTCGTTGGTTTCCTCGAGGATGCCCAAAAGGCCTCTTCCGGGTGGAAACGCAGGGGTCCCAAGTCACCTTGGGACGATCTCCATGCTAGAGGTTTCTAGCTGTTTGTTAACCAATTAGGACTATCATGTCTGCACAAACGAACGTTACGATCAAAAAGAACGACGGTACCACTGATATCACGTTTACCGCTGTTGCGCCTTCTGCCGGTGACAAGTCTCCGGCGGTTTGGCGCAGTCAAACAGTGGGGTCGGCGGCTGCACATCAACCTGAGATGCGCCTAACGGCTCGGTCCAATGGACCGGGCACGGCGCGTCGCGTGGAAGGTGTGTTCGTCTACCCGGCCCTCGTGACTGGCAGTGATGGGAAGATTTCGATCTCTGACAAGTTCATTCTGCAGTTTTCGGGTGTCGTGCCTCTCGGCATGGCTACCGTGGACGTCAATGAAGCCGCCTCCCAAGGCGCTAACTTCATTGCTCACGCGCAGCTTAAGGACGCGTTGAAGACCGGTTTCGCCTCCACGTAACCTGGAGAGCTCAACCCATGACAAATGTAACTATTCCACGTGACGTGGCAGTTACGGTCTCTACCCTATGTGAAGACCTCGCCACCCCGGTTTCCTTGTCAGTAGCGATACTGGCTAGGTACGGGGAATGGGATCAGATAGCCTTGAAGAAGGTTGATCCCATCCACTACCTCACTGCGGACATGTATTGGCGTGATGCCGTCGCATGCTCCGTGCTTCGCAAGACAGAAGATTTGCCAACCAGCTTTGACCGTGAGGCCAAAGCTGTAAAGCTTTTTCATGATTGCGAGAGGTTGTGCTTTTTGTCGAACGAACGCCTATCTCCGTTTGTCTTCAATGCCCACGCACCTGAAGACGACGGCATTGCAACCTTTGTGGCTGCAGTGCAAAAATGGATAGGCTGTATCCTGGGACGTCCCCCGACGAATGTTAGGGGGCGTTTTGGGCCAGGTTCGACGTATGGCGATAGGGGTAAGTTATGTACCGTCCCCGATAAGATGTCATCTCGACCCACTCTCACTGCGTCTGCCATGGGGTTCTTATTCCCATGGACAGAGACTAAATGGGCTACGGCCTGTGCGGTTTCTGGACGCGCTCCGAAGTTTGTACCAGGGAATCGTTTCACAACGGTTCCGAAGGACGCCAGTAAGTTCCGTGGCATTGCCATAGAACCATCGGTCAACCTTTTCTACCAGCTCGGCTTAGGCCGTGCTGTTAGGCGCAAACTTCTACAATCAGGAATTGACCTGAAGAACGGGCAAGACATTCATAGGCAGGTTGCCCGTGAAGCCTCCATAAGAGGCCATATGTCTACACTCGATCTGAGCAATGCCAGCGACACCATTTGCAGAAATTTAGTGAAACTTCTGCTCCCGTCTAATTGGTTTGAGTTGTTTGACTCTCTGCGTTCTCCTACCACTCACGTGGATGGAAAGACGTTGAGGCTTGAAAAATTCTCCTCGATGGGTAATGGCTTCACGTTTGAACTAGAAACCTTGGTTTTCCTCGGAATCTGTGCTGCTAGCCTTGAGAGCTGCGGCCTTCCAGTTCTGATCGGTACTAACGTGCTGGTCTATGGGGATGACATAATTGTCCCCACGGAATGTTCACGTGTCGTAATCTCAGCTTTGCGATTCTTCGGTATGGATCTAAACGAAAGTAAATCTTTTGTGAGTGGTCCTTTTAGGGAGAGTTGCGGGGGGGATTTCTTCGAAGGCATAGACGTACGTCCATACTTTTTGAAGGAGTTCCCTAGTGAACCGCAACATTACATCGCAATGGCTAACGGGTTTAGGCAGTTGGCTTCTCCAAGCCGCAGCCATGCTAACCGGTCTCGTCTTACTCGCCGTGCTTGGTTTTGCATTTTGGATGCTTTACCAAGTGATATACGACGGTGTAGGGGTCCAAAAGACCTCGGAGATCTCGTCATCCATGACGAAGAAGATCGGTGGCAGTTCCGTTGGCGACACAGCATTAGGTACCTTAGGTGCTATCGTCCTGCGCGCTTTACGCGAATAGGATGGGAGCACTTCAGGCCTGAAGTTGTGCTGGCTACAGCCCTGTATGGAATCGGTGACGAGCGTGGTGGGAAACACCCTGTAAAGGGCATCGACCCCCGCGATAACGTCACCGGTTACAAACTGGGCTGGGTGCCGAGGTCATAGACCCCGGCTGACTCCTAGGAGTCACGTTCTCTCTTTGGCATCTGTAAAGAGAGTGGAGGGGCTTACGCCCCGTAAAGTGAGTAAGTGCGACGCACC